GAAGACACTGCTAACGGCACGAGAACAGTCATAGACACCCAATATAACAATGGCGTAATCCGTAGAGAATTAGATACTGGAGAGATTATTGTTATGGGTGATGAATTCAAAGGCGACGAACTCTTAAACGAGTGGATGCGTCATGGTTCACCTAAAGTCAAGTAATGACCAAACGAAATCCATTTGACTTTGTTAAGTCAGCTTCGTATACAAAAAAAGACCTCATGGTTGATGAGGTTGAAGAAAAAGCATATCAACCATTTTTAATCAACAAAGCATTATCTTATCACCAAGATTCTGTTTTCCTTACTAACGAAATGAATGTGAGACACGGAGTCGATACCCGCCTCCAATATGTCTTTTTCCTAAATACTCTTAGGAAAAGACAAAGATTTTCACAGTGGTCTAAACCATATATTAGTAAGAAAATCGATACTGTAAAACAATATTATCAGATATCAACAAAAGAGGCTAAAGAGTATGTTAATCTATTGTCTGATAAACAGATTCGAGAATTGAAAAACAGAATGAATATTGGTGGTAAGGATAATGGATAGCCAAGAAGCTATAGTCAAAGACCTAGTCGAGGTCACATTCCCTGAAAAAGACGACTTTCTCAAGATAAGAGAGACTCTCTCACGCATAGGTGTTGCCTCTAGAAGAGAGCAAGAACTTTTCCAGTCGTGTCATATATTACACAAACGCGGTAAGTATTACATTACCCATTTCAAAGAACTATTCAAATTAGATGGTAAACCTACCAACATTGATGAGTCCGATATAGGACGAAGGAACACTATTGTTTCTTTATTAGAACAATGGAAGTTAGTTTCTGTCGTGAATACACAACAAATAGCAGAACCAAGAGCTCCACTTTCACAGATAAAAATCATTCCGTTCAAGGAAAAATCTAATTGGAAGTTAACTACTAAATACTCAATAGGTAGTAATAACTCCTAAATATACCTACGAAAGACTTTTATTTCTTTCGAAGGAGAAAATATGTTAGAATTCCTACAATGGATTATAGCATGGATTCAAGTGATACCTTGGTTAGTTATGGGTGCTTCATTAGTTGCAGCTTTAACTCCAACACCAGTAGATGACGGCATCGTTAAAAAGTGCTATAAAGTAATAGACTGGGTAGCAATAAATGTTGGTAAAGCTAAGGACTAAATAAGAGTATTAATTAATTAATTATGAGGAAATAGATTATGGAAACTTCAAGTATCGTAGTTTTAATTATCGTAGCCGTAGTTGCTTTTCTAGTATGGAAGGAACAGGGTTCTAAGAAGACCCAAACTTCCAAACCAGTAGTGACTGCTGACAGGAACAACAATGGTGTTGTCTCTAAAGCAGAACTTGGAAAACTAACTAAGGGTCAACTTTTTGATTTCGCAGAGAAACGCTCTCTAAAGGTTAAAAAGTCAGGTAATAAAGCTGCTGTCATTAGTGAAATACATTCACAACTGAAATAAATCTTATTTACAAGAACTAAAAAGGAGGCTTCGGTCTCCTTTTTTTTGTTCAATTTTGGAATATTTGTTCCAAAGCAGAGCTCATTTTCATAAATAATGGTATGGATATATTAACATTTTTGAGTGAAGTGGGCATTCCTATAGGAAGTGCAGTGATTATGGCCTTCTTTATATTCCTGACTTTGAAGTATATTTTAGAGTCAGTGGTAGGACAAGTAAAAGGATTGGCTGGTATTATGGAATCTTTAGAGAATCGTGTTCGAATGATGAACAATGATATGATTAAGATTGACTTATTGGTTTCTTCGGCTTTAGATTTAAAGCCAGACATTGATAGAATTGCTCGTGCAGAGAATTTTATAGAAGATGAGAAGATAGATTCTCGTAGGGACTAATGAATACCATAGCTCAGATGATTGCAGAATTCGGTTTTCCCGTGGTTCTCGCACTGGGCATGGGGTATTTTATATTTTTTGTGTGGAAATTTGTCACACAAGAACTAAAACCTGCTCTAGGAAAATCTAATACAATCCTTATAAGACTTCTTGACCAAATTAGAATGTTAGATAACGACTTGATTCGTTTACAGCAGAAGGTTAACACAGTGCTAGAATATAAGGAACAGCAAGAACAAGAGGAAAAGAATGTCAGTAATAAAAAAAGTCGTAAGTAGCATTATCATTGTAGGGGTTTTATTTCTACATGCAACGAATGTTTACGCAGATGAGATTGTTCATAAATTTGGAAATCCATCGTTTAGTAAACAGGGTCAGGGTGCTCATTATTTAACTATCGAGAATCAGGAATTTTCTCGGAAGAAACAAATCGAAGATGCTTTGGAGTCAGCTAGGAAAGCTGCAGAAAGAGAAGCAGACAATACGGTTCTTGCAAAATTTATTAGAAACTTAGAAAGCAGAATTTATGCTACACTTGCAAAACAGTTAGTTGAATCTATGTTCTCAAATGATAATTCAAGTTCATTTGGTTCATTTATTCTAGAAGGAAACACTATTACTTGGGAAGTATTAACAGATGAAGCAGGGGTTGAGTTCATACGAATGACCATTATAGGTGAAGACGGAACATCAACCATTATTGAAATACCTATAGGAACTGGTAATTTTGCACAAGACCCTGACGCGATTCCTGTCGATGGCGGGGGTGGCGACGGAGGAACCTAATGATTAAGGTTCTTTCATTAGCATTACTTTTAGTATTGAGTAGCTGTGCTTCAATTCCTAAGTGGACAGACGACCCACAAAATTGTGGTCGCTGGGACGAAGGGTTTAAGAAAGATGTATACACTGGGGTAAAGAAACAGTTTGCACGAAAATATATTTGTGTGGAAGACCCCGAAGTAGTAAGACTACCCTCATTTCTTGAACTATTAAGATTACCACCAGCAGAAGAGATGCCAGTAGTTGCAGTTTATCAGTTCTTAGATAAGACTGGACAGAGGAAGTCCGTAGACAACATTGCAAGCTTCTCTACTGCAGTGACCCAAGGTGGACAAGAAATGGTCATAGACGCTCTTAAAACGGCTGGAAATGGTACTTGGTTTAGGGTAGTAGAACGAAGTGGTATAGACCACTTAGTTAGAGAAAGGCAGATTATTAGGTCTGCAAGAACAGAATTTGCTAAGGCTGAAGGTAAAGACGAAGCCGAAGGAATACAACCACTACTCTTTGCGGGTATGATAATAGAGGGTGGAGTAATTGGTTATGATACCAATATAAGAACAGGTGGACGAGGCGCACGGACACTAGGTATTGGTTATAGTAAACGATATCGTCAAGATGTCGTGACCATTTCAATAAGAGCTGTATCAGTTCTTACTGGAGAGGTTTTATTAAATGTCCAAACTCGAAAGACTATATTGAGTTATGGAACGGGAGGCGATGTTTTCCGTTTCGTAGAACAAGGAACTCAATTAATAGAGATAGAGGATGGCATTGGAAATAATGAGTCAGTGACTTACGCAGTGCGAACAGCTATTGAAGCTGGAGTGCTGGAATTAGTATACCAAGGACACGAAAGAGGTTTTTGGAACATAACGGGGTATGACGAAAAGTTCCCCGAGGGGTATAACGAAAATGAAGAAACTAATTAGTTTATTAGGAGCAATATTATTATTGGCTTCGCCTATCGTTTTCGGAGCAGCCACTGATGACAATGAAATTAAGATTACCCAAACGGGTGATACATTAAAAATATACATTGACCAAATAGGTTTTGGTAATAAGATAGGTGGTAACGATGGTTCCAGCGGAAGCATAACCGCCATGCTTATTACAGGACAAACTTTGGAGTTCGATTTAGACTTTACTGGTAATCAGAATGTCTTATTCGGGCCCGTTGTTGCAGACAGTTCGAAATATACATTAACCTTCACAGGTGATTCGAACAAGATAGACTGGAACATTGGTAATGTAGGGTCAGCAGATGCTACTGATTATCTTTTCACTGTTCAAGGAGATTCAAACATCTTTGACATTGACCAAGGATATGGTTTAGGAGCAGAAAGATTAAATGCAGATTTAGTCTTAGTGGGTTCTTCGAATGTATTTGATTTGGATTTTGAATCCGATGATGTTGTTTGGAACTGGGATATAACTGGTGACTCAAATAATGTTAATACATTACAGAAAGATGGTGCAAACGAAATGACGGTTGAATTAACAGGAGATAGTGCAGATGTGGATATCAATCAGATATCAGGAACATGTGTAAGTGGAGCTGGAAACAGTTGTGCAACTCCAAATGCTTTAATTACATTAGATATAACAAGTGATAATGCAGTTATTCAAATCAATCAGAAAGACGCAGCTAACGATTCTTAATATATTGTTATTCAGTGGGGTCGCATTTGCAGACCCCATTGGAGACATTGTTGAGTCTACTGGTATAGGCCAGATAGTTAGAAACAATGAAGTGCAACAGAATAATGTCGGTGGTGACATTTTTTTGTATGACGAAGCCGAAACAGTAAACGGCAGAATGAAGATTGAGTTCTTAGACGAAGAGGAACTTGATTTAATCGAACACACAGTAGTATACATAGACGAAGTATACTATGACCCTAATCCCTCATTATCAAAAATGTCCTTGAGAATGGTTCAAGGAACAGCAAGGTTTGCTTCAGGGAAAGGGAAAAAAATAAAGAAAGCAAACATAGATATTTCAACGCCGACAGCTCAAATAGCAATCAACGGCACAGATTTTACAACTACTATTGACGAGCTCGGGAGAACACTCGTGATTCTGCTACCTGATGAAACAGGTGGTTCTAGTGGTGAGATAAAAGTATTTAATGAGGGTGGAGAAACCTTACTCAATCTTCCATATCAGGCAACTATGGTTTCTACTTTGGAATCTCCTCCAACACAAAATGTTATTATTCAAAACATAACACCTTCAATGATTGATAACATGTTTATTGTTTCTCCACCTGCGGAAGTTAAACAAGCAATAGAAGACGCTGTCGCTGACGACCAAAATGACGATACTGGAATACTAGATGTAGACTTTTTAGAGTTCAATGATTTAGAGTCAGACGAACTCGAAGATACCATGGAAGATGATTTCACTGAGCTTGATATAGATATGCTTGGAGTTGACTTCTTGACAGATTTATTAGATGTGGTAGAAGCACTAGATAAAAAGATTAAAGGGTCAGGCTCAACTGGTGGTGGAGCAACCCTAGGACAATTCAATATTAAAGGTGCAGTCCAAGGATTCAATAAAGACTCACAGTTTAATGTATTTGTCCAAGACGGAGACCTATATCTCTATAGAGATGTGAATGGAAAGATTGAGATAATCATTGCAGCTGGAGGTTTAGGATACTTAGATTTAACTTTAGACGGGTATGAAGGGATTATTGATTTCGGTCAAGGAGACACCAATATTGAAATTGTAATCAGGCAAACTAACTAAATAAAAGACATTAGGAGTAAATATGAAATATTTAAAGGACTTTTTAGAATGGCACGAAA